CAGGCTTCGCTCCCTCGGTTCGCCTATCCGAGGGGGCGAAATCATGCATACTGGTATGATTCCGTTTCTAAAGAAGTGGTTCGGTGACTTGCGCTCTTGCTCACAAGGTGGCATTCGTAATGCATCAGCTACAGTGTTCTATCCTATCTGGCATTATCAGTTTGATGACTTGATTGTGTTGAAGAACAATCAGGGTACCGAAGAAACTCGTGTTCGTCATATGGACTATGGTGTAGTTCTCAGCGCATTCTTTTGGAAGCGTTTCAAGAACAAAGAGAACATCACATTCTTTGATCCAAATGAAGTGCCTGATTTGTATGAAGCATTCTACAAAGACACTGCAAAGTTTGAAGAACTTTATGTGAAGTATGAAAAGCGTAAGGATTTACGCAAGAAGACAATGAGTGCTGAGGAAGTCTTCAAGGGAGGCATTCTCAAGGAACGTACTGACACTGGTAGAATCTATCTTGTATTCATTGATAACGTAATGAATCAAGGTCCTTTTGACCCCGAGTATCATACAATCTATCAATCAAACCTCTGTGTTGAGATTCTTCTTCCCACAAAGTCATTCAAGCGTCTAGATGATCCTGCCGGACGAATCGCACTTTGTACCCTCGGGAGTATGAATTGGGGCGCATTTAGAAATCCAGAAGATATGCGTAGAGCTTGTCGGATTCTATTGCGCAGCTTGAATAACATCCTAGACTATCAAGATTTCTTGTCCATTCAGTCTAAGCTATCAAATGATGAGATTCGTCCAATTGGTATCGGCGTAACTAATCTTGCATACTGGCATGCCAAGCGCGGATACAAGTATGGCGAATCAGAAGCATTACAAGACGTAAAGAGTTGGGCAGAACATCAAACATATTACTTGATGGAAGCAAATGTTGAACTCGCTAAAGAGCGTGGCAAGTGCTTAGACAGTGACAAGACTCGGTACGGTAACGGAATCTTCTCTTGGGAGCTTCGCTCAAATGGAGCTAACGAACTAGCTGACTTTACTCCTGAACTTGAATGGGACACGCTTCGTGCAGATATGGTAGAATACGGTGTGCGTAATGCTACAGTTGGCGCAATTGCTCCAGTAGAATCAAGTTCGGTTGTTATCAATTCTACTAACGGAATTGCAATGCCCATGAGCTTGATTAGTGTTAAGGAATCAAAAGCAGGGTCGTTCATTCAGGTTGTTCCTGAATATCAGAAGTTGAAGAACAAGTATCAGCTTATGTGGGACCAAACAGATTGCGTAGGCTATCTCAAGACCTCTGCTGTTCTTGCTGCTTATATGGATCAGTCAATCAGTACTGATACTTTCTATAATCCTGCTCACTTCCCTGATAGAAAAGTTCCAACTACACTTATTGCAAAGAACTTGATGCTTGCTCATAAGTGGGGAATTAAGACTCTCTACTATAGCTTGATTAACAAGAAGGGCTCTAAAGAAGAGGAAGATGAAGCACCACTAGAAGTTATTGACTTCTTTGAAGATGATGGTGATTGCGAAAGTTGTAAGCTATAATGTTAGAAACAATTTGTGATATTTTAAAGGATGCCTATGCTCGTAACTGGATCACCAGCCGCGACGGCAATATCAGCATCCGTCATCACGACCGTGACCACTTCTACATTACGCCTAGTGGTGTAAGAAAGCAGACTCTACAGCCCGATCAATTTAAAAAGATTGGGTTGAACGAGAACGGCTGGCAAGTTTTGCCCTACACTGCTATCTCTAGTGAGTTACAGCCAAGCGGAGAGATCCCCCTACACTATGGCTTACTAAAAGCTTTAGGTCAGCACAGTGATGACATTCGTGTAGTAGTGCATGTTCATCCTACATACTGTGTTGCAGCAATGCATGCCGGTATTAACTTGAATGAGCTAGTGACACACTTCCCTGAGTTGGGTAGATATACTAGGGTTGCTCCAAACGTAGGAGATGTTCCTCCTATCAGCGAAGAACTTGCTACACAGTGTCATAATAATCTAGGACTTGACAGTGAAGGCAATATTGCTTATGACATCGTAGGCATTAAGGGGCACGGAGTAGTTGCAATTGATACTACACCTTGGCGAGCATATGAACATATTGAGCGCCTAGAACATATTTGTAAAATCGTATTAGCATCGGGGAATTATTAATGAGCAAAAGTCAATATAATCTAACTACAAAAACAGACTATCTTAACCGTAAGATGTTCCTTGATCCAGCAGGCCCTGTAACCATTCAGCGTTTTGAAGAAGTCAAGTATCAAAAGCTACAGAAGATTGAACAATCAGCCCGCGGATTCTTTTGGGTTCCGGAAGAAATCTCACTGACTAAAGATGCAAATGACATGAAGGATGCTAGTGAAGCTGTTGCACACATCTTTACTAGTAACGTTCTTAGACAGACTGCACTTGACAGTTTGCAAGGTAGAGCGCCGGCACAGGTCTTTACTCCAGTCTGTTCTATCCCTGAACTTGAAGCTATTATGAGCAATTGGAGCTTCTTTGAAACAAACATTCACTCTCGCTCATACAGCCACATCATCCGTAACATTTACAATGTCCCTAAGGAAGTGTTCAACACAATTCACGATACTGCGGAAATCGTTGAAATGGCCTCAAGCGTCGGCGAGTATTATGATGCACTTCATCTGATTAACTGTCAAAAAGAATTAGGAATGCAGGTAAATGAGCAACGTCATATTGAAGCAATTTGGCTAGCACTCCATGCAAGTTATGCACTTGAAGCATTTAGATTCATGGTGTCATTTGCAACATCACTTGCTATGGTTGAGAATAAGATTTTTATGGGTAATGGCAACATTATCAGCTTAATTCTACAAGACGAACTCTTACACAAAGAGTGGACTGCTTGGATGATTAATCAAGTTATCAAAGAAGACCCACGTTTTGCTAAGGCTAAAGTTGATTGTGAAGCACAAGTTCGTAAGATTTATGAAGATGTGATTCGTGAAGAAAAAGAATGGGCTATCTATCTCTTTAAGAAGGGCCCAGTCATTGGACTTAACGAACGTATCATGATTGACTTTGTTGATTACAACGCCGTAGACGCTCTTAAACAGATCGGCATTAAGTACTGGAATCCAGCACCAAAGACTACTCCTATCCCGTGGTTCAATAAGCATATGGATACGAGTAAGAAACAGACTGCACTTCAAGAATCAGAGTCAACTTCATATGTAATTGGTGTAATGTCTGATATATTAGATTATGATGAGTTACCGAATCTATGAAACTAAGATTTTTTGGTGATAGTTGGTGCTGGTCTTGGCTTCCTAAAGAAAGTATAAAATCAAATGCACTTCTTACTTACTCATTCGGAATCTCAGATTCGGTGCCATTAGCTATACTAGAGTGGTCATTAAAAAATTCCGGTATAGAAACTTTGACATTTAATAATCCGGGAGCATGTTTTAAACATACAACCGAAACTATTTTAGATGTTCATCAAGTAAACGATATCAATGATGCTTCTTATAATATAGTGTTTGTGTCGGCACCCTATAGAGATATACACGATATACCTCCTTACCTTACAGATTATGATAAATTCATTGATGCATGGGATTCAACTATTGTTGATTGTTTAGTAAAAATACAACAATGGGCAGTAGATAACGATCAGCAAGTTCTTCTATTAGGAGGTCACCACGTAATAGAAAAGAGACTGTTAGATTCACTAGACAATAAAGAAAACATGCACCTATTCAGTGAATGTATTGTGTCTGAACTTAGTGGACAAGACAAAAAAGGAAGATTTAGATTTGGTGATTTCTACCAAGTGCTGGATACAAAAACTGATAAAAGATTAATAGATGAAGTATGGAATGATGTAAGTAAAATAGATAATCAAGTCAAGGATACTTTGTTTTGGCCGGATAGATGTCATTTGAACCCTACTGCAATGGTGTTGTTAGCAGATAAGATTTTATATAAGATAGAAAAATTAGAAGGAGAAAAATAATGAGAGCAATTGTATGGTCAAAAGACCACTGCCCCTATTGTGTGCAGGCTAAGGCACTTCTAGAACAGAAGGGTATTGAATTTGAAGAAAGAAAGATTGGTGAAGGATACACTAAGGAAGACTTGCTTGAAGCAGTCCCTAATGCACGTACCGTACCTCAGATTTTCCTCAACGATGAACTCGTTGGTGGATTCACAGAACTTCGTGCTAAGTTTTTAGCAGAAGCAGCATAAGAAAGAACAAATATGACTATTAAAATTGGAGAAACCTACACATTCAAGCTTACGAGCGGTGAAGAAGTTTTAGGAAAAGTTACTGAAATTCAAGATAATTATGTATCGTTGAAAGATCCAGTATCAGTTGCCCCTGGTCCTCAGGGATTAGGATTGATGCAGAGTATGTTTACCGCAGACCCTAAGGATCCCGCAAGATTGAATATCAATAACGTAACTATTTTTGCGCTAACCGACGAATCTGTCAAAGCTAAATACATAGAAGCTACTTCTGGAATTATTGTTCCGGATAAAAAGCTCATACTTGGATAATATACTTACATGGCCCAGCTCAGTAGAAAAGGCGATCAAAACGATTCAGGCGGAAAAATAGTTCGCGGTGCAGGCACAGTGTTTGCTAATGGGATTGCTGTAGGACTTCATGTAAGTGATATTACACCGCACCCAAGCGGAAGTAAACATGCCGCAGCAAAAACAACTGAAGGTAGTCCTACCGTTTTTGCCGAAGGCGTGGCAGTTCTACGAGTTGGGTCAGGTAATACATGCGGGCACAAGATAAATCAGGGTAGCCCTGATGTGTTTGTTCCTTAAGGATAATATATGGCAGATACAGGTAAACAAAGTCCTTTAGGAATTAACGTTATAGGTTCTTACCTATTAAATCAGGGATTAACTATCAACCCTGTAGCAGCATCATACATGGGTGAAAGTAAAACTAACGATACGTATGCTTTTGGTAGTTGTGTTACTGACACTTGTTTGAACATATTGACCTATGCTATTAACGACGGTTACCTTAGGGGCCCTGGAAATAGTAATGCTACTTTATCCGACGCAACCTACGACAATTTAATATCAATAGGTTCAACTTCTTTAGGTGCACTGGGTAACTCTAAGCCGCCTACATATCAAGCAATTGACCCCTCAGGCAATTGGACTGACAATGCAGTTGCGTATGGAGCTAGAATAGGCATCACCCGAGACGGAACAAATCCACCCTATCCGGGCCCAGCGACTAGCGGCTACGGAAATTATGATGCTACTGCCCTCGCTGGGTATAGCGACCCTTTACAGGGCACCGGCGTTATTAATCAAGAACAGAATGCAACATGGATACCTTACGATACAACTAATCCTAACATGTCAATAACTCAATGGGGCTGGATTAGATGTCATGCATTACAAGCTTGGAACGAGTTTAATTGGAACGGAGACGAAGTGGATGCTGCTAACGTATCTTACAAAGAATTTTGTTCCTCACTACTATCAGCTTCCTCGTTTTTAGCATATACTAACCAAGTTATTATGGCTGCACACAATAGTCAAACTTTTCTAGATGGTTCGTTTAGTAACATGGATGATTTGATTAGTGCTGATATTATGGGCGTAAGCTTAGCCACTAGAGAATTAGGTGAAGACTTAGAAAATTTAGGTAAACTCATCAATCTAAGTATGCTAGACGCATTAGGATTACCTTCGTTGTTGCTATCAACATTAGGTAAAAATAATGGAATCATTCAAGATTTAGTTCTTGCTTTATTAGCAGCAGGATTAGACTCTAGCGAAATAACTGGACTAACAACCGGCACTATTGCATCACCATCAGACGATCAAGAAAAGAAAATTTACAGTGCTTTCTTGATTATCAGAGGCGAAAACTTACAGGAAGTATTAGCCCCGACCCAAATTAGAACCCAGGGTTTGGAAACTTTAGCTGATTTATTAGATGTCAGAAAATTATTCCCCAACAGTTATCAGTCATTGACTGTACCTAAATATAATAGTGATTTGGGTCTACCAACTAATAGTAAGACGTATTATCCTATCTATATAGATGAAGGTGTTAACCCTGCACTCTCAACTCCTGAAATGCAAGATTATGTAGGGATACAGATACCCAATGGCGCTCCCCCTATCTTAGAAACTTTAGTATCTATTGACAATGTTTCAGTGCCTGAAAAGGGGTTTGGTTCTTATTTATATGGCATTTTGCCTCAAGAACAAGCAATTGCAATCGGCGCACTAGCATTTTCACTGAGACAAGTAAGAAAGATTGAACAAATTTCATTTGAACGTTTTTCTAAAGCAGTACGTTCGTTAGAAAGTACTATCGGATTGCCGTTAACTGCTGGAACTAGTAAACCAACTGACCAAGAAATGATTGATAACATAGTTCAATTTCAAGCACTAGGTTCTGGTCCATATGGTACTTATACGATGAGTGATTTGTTTGGATGTATGAGCGGACTTCCTTATCCTTGGGAAAATCTATATGACAGAATATTAGAATTAGAAACCGATACATTACAGTCTATCTATAATGATTTATTTTTAGCTGTAACATGGGAAGCAGCAACAGTATCAGTGCAATATACCACTTATACTGGCCCAGGCCCCGCATTTGCTACGTTTTATAATGTGACCGGCGTAACTCTTACCGAAAATGGCGGCGGATATGGCAGGGGTGGTGCAGCAGTGCCTACTATTTCTATCGGGGGCGGAAGCGGAGCAACTGCTATTGCTACTATAGGAAATGATGACTCACTCGCCGAATCAAATGGTAATGGTTCGTTTGGCAGAGTAACATCAGTTACATTAACCAGCTCAGGAACAGACACAACTACTCTGCCGACCGTAACAATACAGGCACCACCAACTTCAACTAGTGGCGGTACTAACACTGCATCAGGGACAACTGGTTGGGCAAATCCGATGAATGCGGTAGTACAGAATTATATTGATTTAGCTAACGCAGAAATAGATTTGATTGCGCAAAACAATCCAGAACAAGCACAATTATTAGATATTTATTGGCAAGTAATGGGTGAGCAATTGATGATAGAGCAACGAACTAGATATAATGCTTTAGTTCCAGTTACTGTCCCTAAAGACCCATTCACTAATCCATATCCACAGAGTATAAACATATTTGTGGATTCGTTACCTGAGTTAGCACAAGACACCAAACCGCATATGTCAGCCCAAACAATTGAAGCTATATCAGATTTTTCTGATGTTGGCGGGCAATCTACTGTAGGCATGATGCGACAAGAAAGAAACCAAAGAAGATTGCAGAACGCAGGAATAACGCTAGACAATGGTGTTCCTGTTGAACTGTCTTCTAATGATATAAAATCTCTTACGACGAATGGTACTATTCCAGCCGGTATATCCAATAATATTCCTAGTCCTCTTATTAATGTCATTAGACAAGAAACACCTGAGATATTAGATGAAGTGGAAGGGTATACTAATCCAGCTTGGTTTGCAATAGAATTAGCCAATCAAGTCGTAAAGCCGGCTCCTAAAGGAATTTATATTCCTACTGATTCGGCACTTGTAGGCAGCTATATTCCTTCACAATCAGATAAACGCGGAGACCTTACGCCTATCTTGCGAGGAGTTCCGATACCATCAGTAATGTCTACTGTTCCGGCAAGTTTAAGTTCAGCTATATCAGGAGTACCTACAGTAGGAATAGATTCAACTGTGACTACTGGAACGCTGATAGAAAGACCGGTAGATGGCTTTGAAGGTATTTCACAACCATCATCTGATGATGGTTTTGGAGGATTAGGGACAGGTACGGGCGTCTTCGGTACAGGTGGTGGTCTAGGCGGCGGCAGCGCAGGTTCTAATCCTTCACAAATTGTCATTGTGCAGCCACCGTTCCAACTTGATCCAGCAAACGTAGGAGATAATCTAAACATTGATTATACGGGAGGTGTGTTATCTCCTTCAACGTATAATGTTACTGAGGCTATTGAAAAAGTAGTTGAGTGTAATTGTGATTGCTGGCTATAAAAATTTTATGACACTGCATTTCAAGCATAATTAAGTATATATAGGAGCGTAATTTGTCATATCTATTTACCAGTGAATCAGTATCAGAAGGCCATCCAGATAAAATTGCAGACGCTATTAGCGATGGCATACTTGATATGTTTATGTCAAGCATAGATCCAAAACTTAGATGTGCATGTGAAGCACTAGTAACTACTAACTCAGTCGTAGTAGCCGGCGAGTATAAAGGTGAAATTGATCCATTAGATTTAGATTATATGGTTCGTAAAGTAATTAAGAATGTTGGTTACGAGCAAGAAGGCTTTCATTGGCAAACTGCAAACATCGTGAACTTAATGCACGGACAGAGTCCCGATATTGCATTGGGTACAGATAATTTCGGCGCCGGCGATCAGGGATTGATGTTTGGATATGCGTGTGACGAAACAGAAAATCATATGCCAGCTCCTTTATTCTATAGTCACAAAATAGTAGAAGCATTATCTCATTTGAGAAAGAATGAAAATCAAATTTGGATGGGTCCTGATAGCAAGAGTCAAGTCACTGTTGAATACAATGATGATGGAACAGTCAATAGAATTGACAAGA